TTTGGCTTCACCGACTGGCGTGGCGTTTTCGGCTCTGAGGGAGCGGCCTAAATATAATAATGTGGAGGAGGGTTCGCCCTCCTTCATTCCTTAACAGTCGCATGGTGTGGCTGACATTTGCCAAGATAAGGAGATTTACATGGCTAATACTACATTCAAAGGAACAGTACGTTCCGATTCTGGTTTCAACGACATCACTTTTGATTCTGTTGGAAACGTAACAACTAATTCAACTTTCTCTAACAATACAAGTATAGGTGGCACTCTTGCAGTTACTGGTAATACAACTCTTACTGGTACTTTAACTGCTAAAGCACCTGTGGTTACGATTGATGCGGCTACTTACGCAGTAACAGCGGCACAGTCTGGAACTACATTTATCCTTGCTAGGGCGGCAGGTATTGTTGTGACTCTTCCTGAGCTAACAGCGGCCGCAAGCGGTGAGAAATATATATTTATTGTTGGTACAACTTTTTCAGGAGCAGGAAAAATTAACACAGGAGCCACAGCGGATTTATATTCTGGCTTTGCAACTGTCTTTGACCCAGCAACGGCTGGCGATAATAATACCTTTATCCCCGATCAAAGTGATGACGATACAATCGATTTAGGATCAGTAGAGCAAGGTTGGTTAACTGGTGGCATTATTACGCTAACAGCACAATCAGCAACTCGTTGGCATTGCGCGGCTCATCTACATGGTGACGGCACATTAGCTACACCTTTTGAGTAAACATTAATTAGGCAGGGGTTTTCCCCTGCCACTTCATAAAGGATTAAATAATGGCTGATATTAAAACTGTAACAAAGATCAGTGAAAGTACCAGAGAGGTTACTTTTGCTTTTCAGTATCAATATGTTGATACTGGAAATGAGAGTGCCGTTTCCAAAATAGATGTTTCCGCTTTAACTAAAAATGCTAATGGCGATACCTGTACAGGTCTTCGTATTTTAGAATGTTGGTGGATTATAAATGCTATGACTGTTGAGGTTTTAGCTGACGCAGATACAGATATTATAGTTCTTCACCTTGACGAAGGTCAAAGTGGTTACCAAGACTTTACTATTTTCGGAGGTCTACCAAGCACTAGCACTTACGGAACTAATGGAACAGGCGATATTAAATTCACAACAACTGGTGCAGGCGCGGCAGGCGATGCGTACCAGATTGTTATTAGGGCATCTAAAGATTATTAATGGCAACTTCAGGAACATTCGCATATAGACCCGATGTCGAAGAGATTATAGCAGAAGCCTATGAGCGTTGTGGTATAGACCCTCAAACCAGAACAGGCGATCAGGCTTCTTCGGCTAGAAGGAGCTTGAACCTGTTATTTTCTGAATGGTCTAATCGTGGTATAAATTACTGGACAGTTACAAACGCAAGTATAACTTTAGTTAAAGATCAAACAACTCCATATACTTTACCTGTTGGAACTGTAGACCTTATCGATGTTGTTGTGAAAGATAGCGCAGGAACTGACACGGCAGATCAAGTAATAAATAGAATATCGATTACAGATTATAATCAAATTCCAAATAAAACAAGTTCGGGAAAACCAAGTCAGTATATGATAAACAAGCAGTACACTCCCCAAATTTACGTTTGGCAAATACCTGACGTTACAACTTACAGTTTAAGTTACTGGGCAGTAAACCAATTGGAAGATGTAACAGCCTCATATCAAGACGCTGATGTTCCATATCGTTGGTCTGATTGTATATGTGCAGGTCTATCAAGCAAATTGGCTTTGAAATATGCACCTGATAAATTTCAACTTTTAGAAGATGTTTATCAGAAATCGTTTGATTTAGCGGCTTCGGCTGATAATGATGGAGTAAGTTTACGGATTCATCCGACAGGAATGAACTTAGGATAGGAAATGGCAAGATACGCATCAGGTAAGAAATCAAATGCGATGAGCGACATAAGTGGCTTTAAGGTTAAATACAGAAACCTTAAAACGACTTGGGATAATTTGCGTGTCGAGCCTGAAGAGTATGATCCTAAACATCCTCAGTTAACACCAGTTAAAAATGTTATAGATGCGACAGCGTTATTTCAACCTAGACCTGATAATGATCCTGACAATTTTACGTTCTTTGTTGGGTATACTCAAGATTGGACAATAGACCCTAGAGATCTACCTGGTATTGGCGTGAATGGTAGAGGTGGAGTTGGGAATGGTACAAATGCAGAAGTTGATCTTCTTATGCTTGTATCTGTAACAGGTGTAGCCGCGACAGGAGCAATAGGAACAGTTGTATTAAATCCAACTGTTAATGCGACAGGTGTAGCAGGCACAGGTGCAACAGGAACAGAAGCCTTCTCATTATCAATTGCTGAAACAGGTGTAGCAGGCACAGGCGCAATTGGAGTATTTGGAGAGACAGATGGGCCAAATATGCAATTGTCTATAACTGAGACAGGCGTAGCAGGCACAGGTGCAATAGGAACAGAGGCAGTTAACCTACAAGGTTGGGGTCAATCAACTTGGGGTGAAGGAGAGTGGGGTGACTAAATGAATTATTCGACCTTAGTATCAAACATACAAAACTTTACAGAAGATGATTCTTCTGAATTATCGGCATCTATAGATCAAATTATTAGCCAAGCTGAAGAAATGATCTTTCAAAGATTGCCAAACTTGCCATGTTTTAGGTTTACGTCCTCAGCGGCAAATCTTGTCGTAGGAACTTCCCAATACACAATCGCAAGTGCAAGAATGATTAGGAATCTTTCTATTACGTCTAGCAATGTTGTTAGCTTTCTAGATCACAGAATAGATTCCTATCTAAGAGATTATTGGCCAAACTCGACAACTCAAGGAACGCCAATAATGTACAGTACGAGTTCGGCAGGAACATCAGGAACTGTTATAACTCTTGCTCCAACGCCTGATGCAACGCTTGCTTACAGTGCTGAGTTTATTGCTCCAGCGGCAGGCTTAACATCTAGCAACACGACAACGTGGTTAGGTGATCACGCAGAAAACCTTTTATTGGCGGCTTGCCTGTATGAAACTTCTGCTTTCCTAAAAGACGCAAATACGTTAACCTTATACAAACAACAATTCGATGAATCAGTTCAGTTATTCCAGCAAGAAATGCTAAGAGATTACACGGCTGAATACAATGGAGGAATATAAATGGCTATTTCACAGGCAATGTGTACAAGTTTCAAGGCTGAAATTTTAAAAGAAGAACATCAGATGGTTACAGATACAATAAAAATTGCTCTTTACACTAGCTCTGCTAGTTTGGGAGCGGCAACTACAGCATACTCAACTAGCAATGAGGTTGCTAATGGCAACGGATACGCAACTGGCGGTGTTACGTTATCTTCAAATGCAGTTACAACTGCTGGTACTTCAGGTTGTTTTGACGCGGCTGATCCGAGTTGGACTTCAGCTACGTTTACAGCCAATGGTGCGTTAATTTATAATGCATCTAATAGTAATAAGGCAATTGCCGTATTAGCTTTTGGCGGTGACTTCACAGTCGCAGGCGGTACATTTCAAATTGTTTTCCCAGCGGCAGGGGCAAACTCAATAATAAGGATCGATTGATATGGCTAGTTCCTATGTAAATAACCTCAGGCTCAATGAGATGGCCACTGGTGATGCGTCTGGGTCATGGGGTACAAATACAAATGTAAATTTAACGCTTATAGGAGAAGCGTTTGGTTGGGGTACAAGAGCGATTGCTAATGCCTCAACAGACAATATGACAATAGGTGATGGCAATGAAGGTGATGCAGACCGAAGTTTAGCCATAAAACTTACAGGTGGTGGTCAAGCGTGTACAGTAACTCTTCTTCCTAACACATCTTCTAAAATTTGGGTTATGTATAATGCAACAAGTTACACTTTAACTTTTACACAGGGAAGTGGTGCTAATGTAGCGATCCCAGCAGGGCAAACCAAAATAATTGCAACTGACGGAGGTGGCTCTGGAGCAGTGGTGTATGATCTTTTGGTAAATACTTCTTTTGATGGAGATGTTAATTTAACAGGAACTGTTTTACCCACTGGCGACACAGCGGCTGGAGATGCGGCCGCTTTTGGCTATACAGCGGCACTTGGCGCAATATTAACAGGTCAAGGATCTACTAATGATGTAACACTTGTTAATGATGCGGATGCTACAGTTGTCTCTATTCCAACAGGTACAACGAATGTAACTGTAGCTGGAAAATTAGGAGTAGGTGGAGATACAGCGTCAGGTGATGATGCCGCTATAGGTTACACAGCGGCTGAAGGTTTAATACTTACAGGTCAAGGTAGCACGTCAGATATTACATTAAAGAACGATGCAGATGCTACAGTATTTACTGTTCCTACAGGCACAGACGATATACTATTTCCTGATAGTGCAAAGGCTATGTTTGGGGCTGGGTCTGACTTTCAGATTTTTCACGATGGTGGTGGTTTCAATCAGATTATAGCGGCAAATGACCACCCAATTCAGATTAAATCATCATCTGAAAATATGATTAAAGCTATCCCTAATGGTGCAGTAGA